TTGATGGGATCGTCACCAGCTGCCGGGTCGCCCGGGATCTGGATCGGCGCCATCTTGATGGTCATCTCATCCCAAATGGCGGCGAGCTCGTCCAGGTGCGACAGCTTCATGCCATCGGTCGTGTCAATCGACGCCAGTTGTGCGCCACCTTGTACCAGGCCGGTGCCATCTACCACCCAATGACGGTTGTACGACGGGGCTTTGACGGCGTTGACCATCATCTCCACGAAGTCCGGGTCACTGGTCAGTGGCAACACCCAGTCGGTGCCATCCTGCTTGCCGCGAGAACCCGCCAGCAAGGTCAGGCAACGCTGCCAGCGGAAGGCGGGGATCGCGCGCTTGAGCTGAGCCAAGGCATTCAGGCGCATGCTGTGGGGCGTGCGCTGTGCCGTCATCTTGCCACCGGCAGACACCGGCAGGGTTGCCATGTCAAGCGTCACGTCCTTGGACGAATACTTGAGTGCAGCACCCATGCCCTCGGCATTGCGGTCGCCCATGACGGGGCGCAGTTTGACAACGTGGGCGCAATCGACTTGAACCACATCACCAGGGCCTTTGCTCAACTCATCCACGCGCACAATGGGCATTTCCGTGGTGGTTTGCTGTTTCAGCTTGCGCATCGCAGCATCATGAGTAGGCATGGGGCCGGTCAGGGCCGCCAAGGGGGTCGGCTGACGCACAGCCATCGCGGAAAGTGCAGTCGAAAACTGCTTGTTTGCCAGCGCATTACCGCGTGGCACAGAGGTTGTAGACATTGAAGTCTCCTAAAGTTGCCTCATTCAGCCCACCGGCAGGGATGCCATGATCTGTTCATCAGACATGCCCGCGTAATTGACCGTTTGAGTGTTGGCAGGTGCTCCGCCTCGGAAATCGCTGATGCCCTTGGGTCCTTGGACCGGGGCGGCCGCAATCACGTCGGCAGGGTTGTTTCTTGGTGCAGCGGGTGCTGCTGGGGCTGCTGGTGCAGCGGGTGAAGGAGTCAGTGCAGCCCTGGAGCGGCGTGCGGCTTCGGTAAAGCGTTCTGCAGTGGTCCGGCCACGCCAGTCCGGATCAACGGCCAGCGCTTTGTCGTATTCCACGGCGCGAAAGAACTTGTCTTGCTGCGCTGGGTCGTACTGCCAGGCCACCAGATCGGGCACACCGTCAATCACTTCCTGAATCGCCGGGTCGTAGCTCGGTGGCTCAAACTCAGCTTGCGCCTCCTGCGGCTTGACCACCTGCAAGACGGCTTCGATCTCGCGCTGTTTGCGCACAATCTTGGCCTGCAGCGGGAAATCGGCTTCAAGTTCGGCCAGCTCTGCGTCGGTGATGTTCACGTCCACAGGGGCTTTACCTTGTTTGAGGGCTTCGTTCTCGCTGCGAAGGTTCTCCAGTTCATCGCGCAGTCGCTTTTCGGCGCGGCGTGATGCGCGCAGGGCGGCACGCGGATCGCCCTGGGGCGGTGCGGGCTCTGCGACGGCTGGCGTCTCTTCGGTCTTGACAGCCTCGGTGGCTGCGGGTGTTTCTGCTGCTGGCTCGGCTGGTGTTTCCGGGGTTGCTGGCTGGTCGTTGACCTCCACGGCTTCCACCTCCTCCACCAAATTGCTCAGGATCGCTTGTTCGTCCTTGTCGAACGCGGCTTGGTTGTTGCTCACTGGTAACTCCTTCATTTCCGATTGCGGCCGGATGCCGAGGCTTTGCAGCCACCGTCATTGATCACAGCCAGGGCGTTGACGAATCGCACTGGCCGGCTGCCACTGGCGTACACACCGCGTTGCGTGGCTCACATCGCGGCGGCTAAAAATGCAAAAAGCCAGCGCATGGCTGGCCTTCAGGCGTAAAAAAACCCGCTGGTTCAGAGCGGGTGGTGTTGGGTTGCTGGTGCGTTACCGACTGAATGCAGCAATGCGCTCGCCGAGAATCCGCGAGTAGTCGTCCATGACCTCGATCTGGCGCCACAAACGTGACTGCTCATCTTTTGGAAGCCCGGAAAAGACCGTTGAATCAAAAAACCCGTTCAGCTTGGATCGCTTGTCATCCAGATCGGCCCTTTCATCGACAACGCGCTGCTGGTGTGGCTGAAGGCTCATGGATTGCCTTCTTGGTTAAGCCAAAGCTTCCGCCAAAGCATCTTCAATCATCTGGTCTTCGGACTGTTGGGCAATCTGCCTGACTCGGGCCTCGTTCAATTCGACCTCACTTAACGTCTTGGCCGCCAGTGCCCGGTCGGCGTCATCCGATACACCCGACTGCAAGCGCTGTTCAATCAAGGCGGCGGCGGCATTGGCCTGGCGCGCACTGGCCCGGCTGCGTTCGGCGCTGGCCACCTTTTCGTCGGTGATGGCTTTGGCGGCGGCGGCTTCCTGTTGCATCTTCTGCTGCAGCTGCTGTTCTTGCATCTGTTCGGCCTTTTCCTGTCCTGCCTTGTCGCCCGGAATGGGCAGGCCACTGGCCTTGCGTAGATCGTCGGCCACCTGTTGCCGGTTGGGCAGGCTGGTGGACTCCAGGAAAGCGGGCGCCAAAATGGCTACAGCCTGCGCGTTGTTTCCCAGCGCCTGGATGATCGTGGCCACCTGTTGCTGTGTCTGTTGGCGGTAAGCCGGGGTGTTTGGAATCTCGCTCAACGCAGTCTTGATGTCGGCGTCCTTCACTTGATTAACCGGCATGCCCTGCGGGTCCCAATCGTTGAGCACCACCACTCGGCGGGTCTTGCCGGTGCCAATGGGTACCTGCATGCGCTCGTCCTTGTGGTCCTGAATGATCTCGTCCACCAACTGCTCAAACACACTGCGCCGGCCAAACGTATAGTTGTCGTTCATCTCACCCATGGACTGCTCGCCTTGCTGGATCAACAGGCTGTTGGCCACACCAGATTGAACCGTGGCGCTGCCCATCTGACTGGCGTAGCGCCCTGCCGTGTCCTGGATCAACTGCTTTGAGTCGGCCATCACGTCAAACTGCTCGCGCTGCATGCTCAGTTCGTTTTTCACCGACACCGCAGGGTTCGCCTTGTTTTGCCGTTGTGGGTTGGTGATCACCACCAGGTCCGGGCGCATGATGCCGTCGGCAATGTCGGCAATCGAGTTGTAATTGGAGTCCAGCGCATCGCTGTCAAGCTGCACCTGGCGGCTCTTGAGCATCCACTGAATGCGCAGCCGGCGCTCGTTGTACTCATCCTGCGGGGCAATCATGCCGTCGATCAGGCCATAAGGGCTCTTATCCTCATCGTCACGAAACGCGAACATCGGGATGTACGGGAAATTCTTCTTCTTGGTGCCTTCATCGAGCAAGCGGTGCGGCCCGGCGTACAGCGCGCGACGAATCTGCGACGTGATGCCCTTGGACACCTTGACAAGACCACGCGATACCGCTTCGACATGGCGCGGGTCCCGATCGTCATACTCAACGATCTTGCCAGGCCCCATGTGCAACACGACAACAGTGGCCGGCACCCGATACCAAACCTCGAACAGCTTGATCATCTTGCGCGCCGAATCCACCCAATCCTGCTTCGAGACAGTCACGTTAAAACGGCGTTCGTTCTCAAACGCGCCCTGCATCGTCACCTGATCAGGTTCGTTCAGCAGGTTGCCGCCTGTGTCCAGCCAGTTTTCCCAGCCATTCACGCTACGATGCAGAACATCCTTGTGTTCCGGCATGGCGGCTTCGAGCTCATCGAGGTCAACGAAGCGCTTTCTCACCAGCCAGCGGCAGCCGTCCAGCAAGGTATTGCCGCGCTGACCGCGCCAGTCCCACCAAATCTCGTCAAGCGGCACTGACTCCACGCGGTACGGGTAAGCGAGCGGGTCACTGTTGCGGCTCACACCAACCCAGCCAAGGCCCTTCTTGACCATCGAGGCGTAGCAGTCCGACACCGCCATGTGTGCGCGCGTCTCGCGCTCAGCCTCTTTGAGTTTGACGCTCACCACTTCGGCCACATCGGCGTATTCGTCAGCGTCAGACTCCACCTTCACATCGGTGCGGCTCTTGGCTTCCTGACCCAGCACCGAATTGATCACCGGGCGAATCAAGTTGATGGCCCGCTCTTCCAATTCCTCGGCCCGAATGTTGTACTTCTGCAGCTCGGTCAGTTGCTTGCCGTCGTAGTAGGCACCGCAGATCGCGGCGCGGGTGCGCCAGTTGGGTTGCTCTGCACAGTCGCGCAACATCCGCTCCAAGGCGTAGAGGCTGAACTTACCGGCGCCCGCGAAGTCGCGTGAAGCGTCTCCTTGCCTGTCATCGTATTGTGGGTAAGTTTTAATCATTGAAGACCTCGTTTTCGCCTGAACGCTGCAGCGTCATCACCCAATCCAGCAGGCGGAATGGAATCGTCAAAAGTCATCGCCACAGCATCCCCCTTATCGGGAGACCGGCCCAGCAGCTCACGGATCTCGTCTTTGTCACGAATCTGGATGCCGGCATTCACGCCCATGGTCACCACCTTGTAGCGCGCAGCGCATAAATCAGCGGCCAGCTCTTCATCAGGCGGCAACGCTATGGGGTCTGCTTGTGTGGGGTCCAACGCTTCACGCAAACGCCAATAGCTTTCAGCCCGCTTGTTTCTAAACCTCAAGCTCCCCGTATGGTCCATGCTGCCACTGGCCTCCGAGCCTACAAACGCATGCACACGCATACGCAGGCCGCGAATGAAATCAAGTGCCGATGCGCCGATGCCGATGGAGTCCACCACCACGGGCGCACCATTGCGCACCAGGGGCGCCACAAACCCTGCTGCCTTTGGGCCGTCGTTGGTCATCACGCCCGGGCAGGTCACCAGCTTGTCAAACCAGCGGCCATGCCGCGGCGCGGCCGTTGTCTTGTCAATGCCACCGCGCGCCACGTCCAGGCCTATCGAGGTCATCGGGCCTTTGGTTTCCAGCGGCTTCCAGCGCGCCATGGCCGCCTTCACCCACTCGGTCGGGATCACCTGCCACACCGGATCAGCACTGCCGGCCATGAAATCACCGCGCAGCATCTGCGAGCGCAGCGGCTCGGGCAGCGACTGCAGGGTGGCCTTGTAACCCGTGCTGCTCAAAAAGATGTTGTCATCCACGTTTGACGGGATAAAGGTACGACTCTTTGGCTGCACCCAATCCTTGCCCACCAGCACCTTGTCGGGGCCGGGCACCTCCATGTCCTCACCCTTCTCATCGCTCACGTACCAGCGCAACTCACCAGGCTTGGCCGGGTTTGTGTGATTGGGCTCAAGCCACGGCGCCCAAAACTTTTTCACCCATTGGCCTTCGCTCGACGTCGGCGGGTTACCAGCGCACACAACACGCTGGCGAACGCTTGGGTTATCAGAACGCAGCCAGCCGATAAGGGTTCTGAACTGCGTCTCCAAGAAGTGGGTGATCTCGTCGAAGGCCTTCAGGTCATGGGCACGGCCTTGGAATTTCATCCAGTCTTCTGGCTGCTTCACGCTGCCCAACTCCATCACCCGGTTACCTGGCAGGCGCCACACGCCGGTCGTGCTGTTGTAGCCGTTGCGCGTGCCCGTGATCTTGGCCATGCGCTCTTCGATGCCGATCAACTGCACCGACTCACGCCGAAAGATGATCGAATGCTCTTGGCTGG